AATTAATCGTGTTGATGTTGACTTTATCGATCCAATATTTAATAATGTAGCTGAAATAATGGTCGCTATTGCACTTAACGTAGGCACTGATGGTATTGCAGTACTAGATCCAACTGATGATTCATACAATTCACGTTACGTGGTCATTAAAGATGATCTTTTAGCAAACTCAAACTACGGTCTACAGTTAGATACTGACAGCGAAGACAGCTATCAAGTACAAGCATTTAATTATTTAAAAGCTAACCTGCCTGATAGAATCGCAGAAGAGATAGTACGCATTCCACCTAAAGATGAATTGAAGCAAGCGTTTGATGTTGTAGCATGGACGCAATCAAAAGATCCCTCTATCACTCGTAATATTGTTGAATATCGTAACGAGAACAATGAAGGCGAGTTTGAAGAAGTTGCTATTAGTCGTTTAACGTATCAAGCACTAGAGACAGTAGAAGGCTGGAGAGACATTCGTATTTACGACTGGGAGTTTGAGCAGAACGAAAATAAACGTCAAATTAAATTGGTTAACGAAGCATTTGTAGAGCAAGTGAAAACTGATCTGGCGAGAGTGATAAATGAGTAGTTTGACTAAAGCAGGTGCTTACAGTCTTAAAGCATTTAAGATTTATAAGCTAGAAGATGATAGCAAAGATCCTATCGACTTAAAAGGTAAAATCGCTGGTTTTACTGTTAACGAGTCTATGGGTTCTACATACATTTATGGTAGCGCAACTGTTTACGATACTGCTAACACTATTGAGAATTATCCTATCAGTGGTGAAGAAGTACTAGAGATTACATACGTTGACTTCTTTGGTGATGAGCGCACAGAGAAAATGTTTGTTTATTCTGTGACTAATCATAAACTAGCAAAAGAAGGTAATGATCAATTAATCCAGTATACACTTAATTACTGTTCACTTGATAAGTTTTACACTGACACTGTGACTGTCGAAAAGTCATACACTGGTACCACATCTGAAATTGCAGAAGTTATTTTTGAAGAATTCTATCGTGCGGCAGGTGCAGAAAAACCATTTGAAGCAGAAGAGAGTGATAATCTACAGACACTAGTTATACCGTCTTATCGACCAGACGAAGCAATGAACTTTCTTAGCAAGCGTTCTGTATCGACTGAAAGCTATTCTTCTTTCTATCGTTTCTTTGAGACACGTGAAGGCTTCTTCTTCACTACACCTGAATATCATGTACGTAAAAGCGAACAATCAAATACACCCCCAGTAAAATACATTTATGATATGCAAGCTGACAGTACGCCCGAGGGTCAAATTCAGCATATGAACTCTATCATAGAAGTTGACTTTGGAACACGTGTTGATACAATGAGTGATTTAAAAAGTGGTGGCTATCATCGAAGTGTTGTAGAGCTAGACATATTAAATCGCACACCGATATATCGTGAGTATAATCACCACGATGCTATTGATAGCATTCATGCACCAGGCGGTCGTAAGAAAATTAAATTAGCGCATGAAGAATCTTTTTCTAATAAGCACTTGACAGATGGCCCGACTATTTACGTAATTAAAGACTATCCATCTGAAGGTATGAATACAGGCGTAGGAAATAGCCTAAGAAAGAATACCTCTTATGCAGAAACTTACACACGTAAAGTAGCTTATGCATATCATTACATGCAGAACTCTATCAGTGTAAAGATATATGGTAGAACAAAAGGAGTCAAGCCTGGAGATATCATTGAACTTGATTTGTACAAGTTCCAATTCCAAGTAGGGCAGACTCAATCTAATATTGAGAGATCGGGTAAATATATTGTTGAGAGTGTTCAGAACATTTTTGACAAAGACGAATATTATCAGACTCTTACAGTAACTAAGGGAGCACTTGGCGCATAATGTCATTGATTAGTAATCCATTATATTTTATTGGCGTTGTAGAAGACAATCGTGATCCCACGAATGCTGGTCGTGTACGTGTACGTGCTTTTGGTGTACACCCACCTGTTACTGGTGACGATACTAATGCAAGTCCTAACTATGTACCCACTGAAGACTTACCATGGGCATTGCCTGTAAATGGTACTATGGGTAGTCTACACAATATTCCCGAATTAGGGGAATGGGTCTTCGGTATGTTTCTTGATGGTCGTGATGCTCAGCATCCGATTATTCTTGGCACTATGCCTGGCTCTAACTTATCAGCGCCAGCGGGTACTGGATTAGAAGGTGAAGACCCTTATCTCCGTCCAACTAAGTCTGTTGTTGACTCATATGGTAATCTAGCTATTCCGCCTTATATGTCTGGTGAGCAAGCTGAAAAGACAGCGGCTATTCTACAATTAGCAGGTAAGAACTATGATGTAGAAACGTCTAACGAAAAGAAGTGGAGCGAGCCTGATGTAATTCCGCCTACTAATAGTCCAGAGCATACGACTGTATGGCAAGGCAAGTACGCTGGTAACACTATAGCAATTAATGATGCTGGCGATGGCGTCGGTGGCTATATGTTGATCACTCACAACACAGGTACCGTTGTACAGATTGACGATGATGGTAATGTCTTTATTAAATCATTTGGTGATCGCTACGATGTGACAGAAGGTTACGAATATCGTAAAACAAAAGGCGACACTAACACTAATATTGGACAAGACTATAATTTAAAAATCGAAAACGGTTCAAATAATGTTTGGATCGCTAACGATATGAATATTGAATGTAATGATTTTAATATTACTGCCCGTGGTAAAATGCGTGTTAATGTAGCGCAGGGTATCGAAATGAAAGGCGCTAAAGTAAGTGTTGAAGCGCATACAGAAAATATTGATATGGTAGCAACTAAGAAAATGAAAATTGCTACTGGCGAATCATTTACATTAAAAGCCCTTACAGAAATATATGCAGAGTCGATTGAATCTACTATCTCTATGCGAAGCTTAAAAGGCATTTATGCAGAATCGCTTGAGGATATTATTTCGATTCGCAGTAATCAGAATATGTTTATTGAATCTACTGATGCTGATACACATATTAAGACAAAATCTAATATGAAGTTAACCGCTGTTGATTCATCATTTGATGTGAAAGCAGGTAGCACAGCACTTATTACATCTGGTGGTCAGATGGACTTGAATGCTGGTGGTAACGTATACATAGAAGGTCCTGAAGTACGTATGGCAGAAGGTGCTGATACCGCAACAGCCGCTACTGACTCTAACGAATCACTAGAGAGTCCAGAGAATGCCGCAGTACCTTCAATGCCAGAACCACCAGGATTGCGTCCACCTAAGACTGGCTTCGGTGGAGTGAGAGCAAATGGTGGGCCTATCACTGGCGTAGCATCGGATGATGAGGAGTAATTAAATGTCTTGTAGTAATACAACACCTCTTGTAAGTAGAGCATCTTCACTGATTCTGACTACAGACAGTGAGGTGTTTCTTAACCTAGATTTTCCAAGCGTTGTCTCGGGTGAATTAAATCCAGCGAGTGACTATGATAGTACTCAGTTAGGTAATATCACTGATGCTATTTCAGCAATTACATCTAATGTTGATTTATCGAATTATCCTACACTAAGCAATAAGCTAAGTCAAACGCCTTTAACGAAAGTTGAGGTTGCTGACTTTCTTACGACTACTGGGTTTGATCCTGACATTGCAGAAGAAGACTTGAATAAGTTTATTGAAGATAATGTCATACCACCTCAGACGAAATATGACGCTAACACTAATTTGCCAGTGTTCACTACTATTTCTATACCGATTGCTAACATTCTAGGTCAACTAGATTTCTATCTTGATCAGAACTTTGGTAAGACTATCTCTGCTGGCTTCTGTTCTATTCTAGCGAATCCGTTTCAGAATATTATGAAGCTTGTAGCACAGATTGAGATTGCTAAGGGTCTAGTCAATGAGCTATCTAACTTTAGTCTAGATGATTTTCTAAGTGGTCTTGCCGCTAAGATTCTTGGTCCACTGAATCAATTAAAAGATATGATTCTCGGCATTGTAGATAGCATTAAATCTAATTTAACAAATATGGTTGAGAATGTCAAGAAGAAATTTAATAAAATTGCGAAAGACCTTAAAGCTGGTGCTGCTAAGCTAGAGCGCAAGATTAATAAGATGGTTAATGGTATTAAAGATTTCTTCTCTGATTCTTCTACTGCTACTCTTAAAGAGAAACTAGAAAAGCTTATCTCTGGTGCTGCCTCACAGTTTGAAAAGCTAACTACTGATGCTCTAGCCTTTTTGTTGTTTAGTTTCTGTAAATTAACTGAGGGTATCCAAGACTTTTTGAAGTCGCCTGTAGACGCATTTGCTGACTTTGTGCAAAGCATTTCAGCCGCTTCACTTGCAGTTGAGAATATGTCTAAAAGCGAAACTCAAAAAGCAGTAGAAGCTGGCGCCGTACGCATTTCACAAGAAGACGTTACACAACGTCAAACTCAAATGCGAGAAACGATTAATCAAGTTTATAAAGCTTCACAGTCTGCACAGACTACAGCACAAGTACCATCAAGAACAGAAGGTAGTATTACACCTACAGAACAACAAACACCTGCGCCTGTTGCAGTTGGTTCACTACCGTATATACCAAGTCGTGAACTAACAGACGATGAAAGAGATGCGCTAGATGGTATGAATGAAAGCGGTGTACCAGGATTTATTCGCTTTGAGCCATCTGTTCAAAATATGGGCAAGAGCGTTTCAGACGCTAACGATGAAGATGGATGGAGACAAGTTGATCCGCTAGTATGGGTCAAGCTACTCAAGATTAAAGCACGTATGGGAGATATGGGTTATCCGCTTGTTATTAACAGTGCTTATCGATCACCAGATTATAATAAAAATATAGGTGGCGCCAAACAATCAATGCATATGAGTGGTAAAGCAGTTGATGTATCGACTACATTTATGACAGAAGCTCAAAAGCAACAATTTATTCGTTATGCAAGTGAAGAGGGTTTCGGTGGCATCGGTGTGTACGCAACATTTGTACACGTTGACCTACGACCAGCTAGAGTTGGTTGGTATAAGATTAGACTCAATCGAGATATCTACATATCATTACTAAAAGCACATAAGCGTGGTGATTTCGTAGACGGGATTTCTAGAAGTTAACATAAATACAAATAAAAGGTTTGCAGATGGCCAGAGTAACACCTCTAAGATCAATACCAGAATTGTATTCTGATTTTCACAAAGACTTGACACTGAATCCAGTGAGCAATGATTTAGCACGTAAGCGCAATGAAGAGGCTGTGAAAGAGTCTATCAAAAACTTGATTCTCACAAATAAGGGTGAGCGCAAGTTTCAGCCTTATCTAGGTAGTGATGTTCAAAACTATTTGTTTGAAAATATCACGCCTGATATTATACTCGTTATTGAAGAAAACATCAAGTCTTTAATTAGTCAATATGAGCCGAGAGCTAATGTGATTGAAGTTGTTGCACAGGCAGCCGCAGACGATAACTATGTAGATATCACCATTGTGTTCAACGTAATAAATAGTGAGACACCAGTTACATTTACCACGACTCTAAGTAGGATCAGATAATGTCAGATATTAAGCCTATCAATGAACTTGACTTCTTTGAAGTAAAGGACTCGCTAAAAGAGTTTCTAAGAAATCAAGACCAATTCAAAGACTATGACTTTGAAGGCTCTAACATGAATGTACTGCTAGACGTTCTAGCATACAATACATTCTATAATCAGTTTTACAACAACATGGCTATCAGCGAAATGTTTCTTGATAGCGCACAGTTGCGTAATAGCGTTATTAGCCACGCAAAAGAATTGAACTACTTGCCTCGAAGCGTTAAATCTGCCGCACTTAATGCAACTATTCGCATTGTGTCTAATCAGGCAGATTCATCTTTCGTGATCCCAAAGAACTTCAAAATCAATGCTCGCTGTGGTAGCAAGACTTACACATTCTTGACTGATAAGCAGTACATCGCTACACGTGTTAGTGGTAACGTGTTTGAAGCAAGTGTACGTCTTAACGAAGGTCGTCTTGTAACTGAAATTGTAGATATCAATGATCCTATTCTAAGCAATTCAGATATTGACACTGACTCAATTGAAGTGTTTGTAAACGATGTTCAATACAAGTTTATGACTGATATCTTCGGTGTTGATGAAACAGCACAAGTATTCTATCTAGAACCAGAAGAGAATGGTCGCTACAGTCTACAGTTTGGCGACAACCAGTTTGGTTATCAGCCTACACAGACAGACGTAATTAGAGCAGTGTATCGTATCTCTCACGGTGAAGAAGCAAACGGTATTAATAGTTTCAATGCAGCGAATCAAAACTATGGTGGCGCAAGCTCTATGGTCGTGATCCCAGTTGGCACTTCTGCTGGTGGTGCTGATGCAGAGAGTATTGAGCGTATTCGTAAGTATGCACCAAAAGCGTTGCAAGTACAAGAGCGTGCCGTAACACGTACTGACTATGAAGTACTATTGAAACAGCGTTTCCCTGAAATTGAAGCTATCTCTGTATATGGGGGTGACGAAGTTGTACCACCTCTATACGGTCGTGCAATTATCTCTGTTGACGTTAAAGGACTACAAGGCGCAGGTCAGTCGCAAATTGATGAATATCGTGAGTACATTTCTGATAAGACTCCGCTTGCTATTGAGCCAGTCTTTGTACCTGCTAAATTCCTGTACGTGAAAGCTGATGTATCAATCAACTACAACAGACGTTTGACTGCTAAGCCTGTGTCTCAGCTAGTAACAGAAGCTAAGGCAACAATTCGCAACTATTTTGATAGCAACAATCTAAACGACTTTAACTCTAAGTTGCGTATTTCTCGCTTGGCATCTGCTGTAGATGATTCTGAACAAGCATTTAATAATACAAGCGTATCACTAATACCATACGTTGTATATGAGCCTGTACTAGGTGTTGTAGAGACACCATATTTTGACTTCACGAATGAACTAGAGCAACCATATGTGTTTGATGAAACTAAAGGCTTTGAAAACTATGTACCATGCATAACTAGTTCAGTATTCAGCTTGAGCGGTGAAGATGTAACAATGATGGACGATGGTCAAGGTAACATTTATGCAATCACTGCTAAAGTAACTGCTAAGTCTGTCTTTAGAAAGAATATTGGTACTGTAGATTATGCAACAGGCGCAGTGCGTTTGTCAAGCATTGTAATCGATTCATATGTTGGTACAGGTATCGAAATCTATGCAAGAACCGTAGACAAGAACATTTACAGTCGTAGAGATAAGATTCTTTCTCTACTTGATAAAGATATTTCAGTAAGCGTGGTAGCAGAGTAATGCCTAATTCTGATATTCGTCAAACAGTAGCTATCGATATTCCTGATCAGTTTCCAGCGCTCTACCGAGAAGAAGGTAGTGTGCTGGTTGACTTTGTTCAAGAGTACTATAAATTCGTTGAAGAGAATATTACTAATACCCGTGAAGCATTTATTATTCGTGATGTTGATAGCACTTACGAAAGATTTCTAAATTTCTTCAAAACAAAATATCTCAATAACTTACCGACTTCTAGTGATATTGATGATCGCTTTGTAATTAAACACATTCAAGACCTATACCGTAAAAAAGGCTCTAAAGAAAGTGTTCTACTATACTTCAGATTATTCTTCAGTGAAGATGCAGAAGTATTTCTACCAGCTTCTAATATCATTAAGCCCTCTGATTCTATTTACGGCTCAAATGCTTATTTTGAAATGGAGCCTGTTAGCTCCATTGGTGAGTACGTAATTAAGAAGGGTGACAAGATTACTGGTAGCACAACTAAATCTCAAGCATTTGTTGATAACGTTGTATTTAAAATATTCTCTGGTCAGATCATTCCAATTATTATTCTATCGAATGTTATTGGTCAGTTTAGTATTGACGATGGCGTACAGATAACTAATCGCACTATAGAAAGAGGCGTTGCTATTCCACGTATTGCAGGCTCTACTATTAGCGCCGATGTGAATAGATTGAAGCGCCGTTCTGCAAATAACAAAGTCGGTGAAGAAGTTGTACTAATATCAAGTCAATCTGGTGTTGGTGCAAAAGGTATTGTATCAAAAGTATCTAATGCACCCACGGGATCTATTGAAGTTAGCGTTGATGATCCAGGTTGGGGTTACACTGTACCAGTTGTATTGACTGTAGGCTCTGTAGTATCTGAAGCTACTATTTCAAGCACAACAGTTGTAGTATCTAGTTCAATTAAATTGGACCATAAGCGCACATTGAAATTCTCTGGTGATAAAACATTCTATCCAATTATAAGTGCTGTTGAGAATATTCCTGCTAATCCAAATCAATATACAGTAACACTTGCACGTGGACTAAACAGCGAAATTACTATTGCACAACAAGTAGATGTGTATCGTGCTAACTCTGTCAATGAGTTTGAAATGACTAACCAAGTTGTTATCATTGATAAAGACTACGAAGTACAGACAACAATTAACTATGATGATCAAATAGAATTTGATTTTGATTATGCACATGCAGAAGCAGACAACACTGGACCATACTATGTGCAAGCAACAAATACTTTAAGCTCTGAGTACGGTTACGTATATCCACTATATACAGACGAAGCAACTGCGGCATCAAAAGATCCTAGTGGTGACACTTCTACGTTTACGTTCAGCGAATATCCTGGTGTAAACTTCTACATGCCACTTAACGTAAATGGTGATTACGATTTAAATGTATTACCACCAAAGTACAAATATAGTGCTAAGATATTCGATGCGCCTCTACCATTCATTTATTTTAATATTGATCGCTTTGCAAAAATTGATCCTATCGATACTACTAATTTAATCGATACGCCTAAGTACGTATTTGTCAATGGCGAAAAAATTAAACTACGTACTATTGTAGAGTTTAACGATTCTGCTGATTTGCGTATCGGTGAACTATATGAACCTGAGACTGTAAATCTAATTCCTGATATTATTGAAGATTTCTTTAATACTCCTCTTACATCATCTGATTACGATATGAGTGGTCCAGGTAAAGAAACATTTACAACTAGAATTGTAGACGCATTCGAGAGACAAGAGTTTATTATCGGTGGAATTAAAACTATAGATGTAGTTGACGCTGGTATCGATTACCGTAACAGCATTTATGTGAATGCTTTCCAACCTACTATCAGTAAGTTCAAGTATGCAGACTATGCTATAGAGTTCTCTGACCTAACATCTATCGTTACGAAAGGTGATATACTTACTCAAGAGATCGTACTATATACTGGTGAAGACTACACTGTAAGAGCAGAGTGTACTGGTCGTAATGGTAACACATACTACTTTAGACCACTATCTTTCTACCGTCTTGATCCAGATACTCAAGTTAATGTTCGTGGTAATACTTTGACGTTAGCCTCAGTAGAAGCAGTTGAAGGAATTTATCTTGGTGATAACGCTATAATCGATTCTACTACAAATGACAGTATAGGTCAAGTGGAATCTATAAAAATTATTGACTCTGGTTATAGTTATTCACTAAGAGAGCCTGTAGAACTACAAAAAGAAATAAAGACTCTTGTTACTGCTAGTGAGATTGTAGCTGGTTCTCGCTATGTCATTGTAAATCCAGGTACAACTGACTTGACTGTACTAGGCGCACCTTTGAATCTAGATCGTGTTGAGTTTCTTGCTACTGCCGATGGGACCACTCTTTCACACATTGATCCAACAACCACTCTAAATGAATTGTCTTATGAGTATGTTGCTATAGCAAATGTGAATCTAGCAGGTAATGGTTTCACCGAAGGCTTCTGGAAAACTACAACGTCTTTCTTGAACCAATCTGATCGTGTGATTCGTGACAACTACTACTATCAAGAATACTCAGTAGAGGTCTCTTCTTCAATCAGTCCAGAAAGATATGAAGAGTCTATCAAAGATAACATTATACCTGTAGGTACTAAGCTGTTTAGCGCACCGCTTATAAATACAAGTAATAATTTAAGCGCAGAAGTTGATCTAGAAATAACTTCTTACAATATTAACGTAGAAGATATGACAACTGAAAATGGCGAAGTAATTGTTACCGAAGCTGGTGAAGAACTACAAGCGCTTAGCGATAGCTTAATTCGAGATATCATTTAAAGGCTAATAAGAAATGGCAAAGATCATAACTGAAAATTTTAGAGTCAAGAACGCAGAGGATTTTTACAATACTCTGAATACTGACGATTACTTTGTTGTTGCGTCGGCATATTCTGCTGATAGTGAAGCAGGTATCACAAATAGCTTGTACGATAAGATCAAGTTTCTTAATCGTGTTCTATTTGGTAATAGGGTAGATAAAAACGATTGCCGTTTCTTGTTTAGCAAACGTCCATGGGTAGAAGGTACCGTTTATGATCATTTCGATGATCGCATAGATGTATCAACTTTAAATATGTTTGTGACTGTACTTGATGGTACAGACTCGGATGGTTACTATCGTGTATATAAGTGTATCGATAATAACAACGGAAGTCAATCTGTAGTTAAGCCAAATATCGTACCTAACAATTCAGAAGACGATGGTTACTTTACAACTAGTGAAGATGGCTACACATGGAAATATATGTTTAGTGTGCCATCTTCTGAATATCAAATTTTTCAGACACGTGACAATCTACCTTACGTGCCTGATGTGGACATGATCAATAATGCTAATGATGGAATCTATCGTATTGCGATAGAAAGCAGGGACGCTAACTCTTATTCTTTATTCACTGATTATATGTTTAAGAATGAAACTGGTCTTGCTGAATATGTTCTTAATTCAGTTAGTGGCGAGATTGCTGGTGATGATGATTCAAATTTCTACTGTGATATCACGGTAACTGCCGCACAAGTAACTGAAAATATTCGCACACTTGACAATTCTTATGTAGGCATGTATATTGAAGTAGAAGGTAAACTGTACGATATCGTACAATCAAAAACACGTAGCGCACAAGCTCCTACAGTAGAAGTTGAAATGCGTGTGCGTGGTGATTTGCGTAACTCTGCTAGAATCTGCTATCTAAGACCTAAAGTTATTGTATCTAACAGTAACAATTCAAGTGATTTTAAGTCTTCATGTAAAGCTGTTGCTATGCTAGATGAATTTGGTGGTATCACTGGTATTCGTGTTGTTAATTACGGATATGGATACACACAAGCAGAAGCAAAACTATCATTACCTGCTGGTATAGCAGACAAGTCTGGTTCAGTGACACTAAGACCAATTATCTCTTCACTTGGCGGTCACGGTGCTAATCCAATTCTAGAATTGCAAATGAGTAAAGTTGCTGTTGTGTCTACTTTCTACTCAAGCGATGATACACTAATTCCAGCTAACGGATCATATACTCAAGTAGGTCTAGTACGTAACCCAGAGTTTACTGTAGATATGTCTACACGTTATGACTTTGACTCACGTATCAAAGCCACACTATCTGGTGATATTTCAGCACTGGTTGAAATAGGTGATATACTAGAGCAAACTGTTAACGGAGAAATTGTCTCTGCAAAAGTTCACGAAATTAATGTAGACGGTGGTAACACTATTCTAAGTATTGCTGACTACTCTGGTGCATATTCAGGATCATTTGTTGAGGGCACCAATGCTAATCTGAAGAAAACAGAAGATGACTTGTCACCTATCACAGTGACTATAAATAGTATTGAAACTTCAGAGTACGTAAATGGCACAGGTACATTATTGCATTTCACAGATTTTGATGCAATAACACGTGCCTCTGAAACTAAAGAAAAGATCAAGTTTATATTCGACTTTTAGGGAAAGACTGACAGATGAGCATCAACACTAATTTAAACGATGATCCATATTTTGACGATTTCGATCCGTCTAAACAGTACAACCGTATTCTGTTTAGGCCAAGCCGTGCTATTCAAGCACGTGAATTGACACAGATTCAGTCGATTCTACAAGATCAAATCGAGAAGTTTGGTTCAAACATCTATAAAGAAGGTTCAATTATTCAAGGTGTAAACATTTCACCAGTAGATAACCTTTACTTTATTAAACTTACAGATTACGTCAATCTTACTGATGAATCTGGTAACACTCTTTCACTAATCGATCTTATCCCTAGAGCTCCGACTATTGAAGAGATTGCAGCTAACGATAATCTAACTGAAAATGACGCAGGCATTCTACGTAAGTATACTGTTACTGGTCGCTCAACTGGTCTAACTGCTGAAATCATTCAAGCATCTGAAGGCTATGAGTCACGTAATCCTGATCTCAAAACTCTTTATATTACTTACTTGGGGTCTTCTACTACTGCTGAAGGTCAGAAACAAGTATTTGAATCTGGTGAGGTTCTTGACGTTATTGATCCAGATGGTAATGCAATTGGTACTGTTACAGTAACATCTTTCTCTGGTCACTCTGGTCGTTCTTACGGTGTTATTTGTGAAACAGGTGTCGTGTTCCAACGTGGTATTTTTGCATTCGTTGAAGCGCAAAGCTTGATCGTATCTAAGTACGACAATCAGCCAGATAATATTTCTGTTGGTTTCGATATCTCTGAGCGTATTGTCACTTCTAGCGAAGATTCTAGTCTACTAGATAACGCACAAAACTTCAATAACAGAAACGCACCAGGTGCTGATCGCCTTAAGATTACTCCTGTACTAAGCGCATATGCTTCTGATGCTGAACCAGAAGAGTTCTTCAGTCTCATGCGCTTCAAGCGTGGTCTAGCTGTTAACATTCGTGCTACCACTCAGTTCAACTCTATCGAAAAAGAGATTGCACGTAGAACATATGATGAAAGCGGAGACTACATTGTAAGTGGATTTAAGACTGCACTTGAAACTTTTGAAGGTGCGCCATATGCTGTAGTAGGTCCTGGTAAAGCATATGTCAAAGGCTTTGAGGTTCAAACATATGCACCACAATATTACGAACTTGAGCCTGTACAAACTACCACAACTAAGATCAATCAACAGACTGGTGTAGAGTATGGTAATTACTTCTATGCGCCTGCGTTGAATGACAACTATCGTCTTGACGGTACTCGTTACAATCTTAAGAACGACATTGCAGGTCTAAACACTGTAATCGGTAGCTGTAGTATTCGTAGCGTAGACAAAGTAGCTGGCGAAGATGGTTACAGAATATATGTGTATGCTGTTGAGAAGAAAGCTGAATACAAAAACACTGTTATCGATGGTGTTGGTGATACTCCTGTAACTGGCGGTATCAAGAATTCTGGTAAAGGCGCTGCTATTGCATCTGTAGGTCAACTTGGTGTAAACTCATTAAGCAACATTTCTTTTGTTCGCCGTACACGTATTGAACCAACTATCGAAGGCGCTGTAAGCACTCTAACACTATATCACGGTAATAACACTCAAGTAGTTGATTACCCAGATGAAGAAACACGTGTTGTTGTAATTGATCAAAACGAAAATGAAGTAGACGTATTAACAACAACTATAGCATATGATAATGAGTCGAATGAAGTTGGTGTACAAGTACAACTTGCATCTACAATTGAGCAAGGTGCTGTAGTATACTTTGATGAGCTAGTATCTAATACTGTAGCAGATTCAAAAGTATCATACAATGTCTATGTTAACACTTCGATCTCTTCTGACACTCAACAGTCTTACAAGAGAGCGTCCTTGGGTCTACCAGACGCATATGAACTAATTTCTGTAACTGGTCTATACACTGGTACAGATTACACTAGTGACTATGTACTAATACCTAACCAGAAAGATGGTTACTACGATATCTCTTACATCGAATTGAAGAGCGGTGGTCAATCACCTCTACCTGATGAATCACAAACTGGCAACCCACCAGAAGCACTTGTTGTAAACTTCAAAGTATTCAAGCGTGATTCTACTATCGGTGCTGGTTATCTGACTGTTGACAGTTATGTAAACGTAGAGAAATCAGATATTCCTACATACACTGCTGGTAATGGCATTGTCTATGATCTAGCCTCAGCGTTTGACTTCAGACCATATGCCACAGTTCAAGGTATGACTTATGCTATTAGTGCATCTGGTGCACCAACAGCGCCATCATACACAGACATGGTTGACGCAACTTCTGCTAAGTCAATTAATGCAACGGTTTCGCCTGCTAACAATACATTCGTAACTGCTAATATTGAACACTACGTATCACGTATTGACTCAATTATTGCAAGTGACTCTGGTGAAATTCGCTACGTTAAAGGTACAGAAGCAGACAATCCAAAAGCACCTATCACTAATGATGCGTTTGTATTAGCAGAGGTTGAGATTCCTTCTAACCCAGTAACTACTCGTGGTCAGTATGCCGCTGTTCTCAATAAGAAACAGTACGTACAAGGCTACACAATGAAAGAGATTGCCCGTATTGATCGTCAAGTAACTCGCTTGACAAACTTCATGCAATTGTCTATTCTTGAAATGGATGCTAAAGATGCACTCATTCTAGATGCAAACGGTAACAATCGATTCAAGAATGGTTTCATTGTAGATAACTTCAAGAATCTAAAGATTGCAGATGTAACTAACCCATACTTTAAAGCGGCTGTTGATAAAGGTCGTGAACGTTTGATGCCTGCTGTACAACAGTTCCCTGTAGAGCTACAACGTTTTTCTAGTAACAATGTTGACACGTTTGAAGATGTTATTACTGTTGCAAACAGTGGTGTTACAACTACAATCACTCAACCATACGCAACTAGCTTTAGAAACTGTGTAAGTAACTTCTACAAGTACATTGGTACTGGTGATATCTTCCCGAAATATGATGGTGGCTACGATGTTATTCGTAGACCAGATTATAACATTGATGTTGATCTAGAGACGCCATTTGCTGATCTAATTGATAACATTCAAGAGTTCGTTCCACTAACATCATCTTCTAGCAGTAGTGTTAGTAGTAGAAGTAGAAGACGAGTCTCTGGTGGCACACGTGTAACTACAACCACCAGAACTACAACTACTACTCGTTCACTTGAAATGGAATTTAATGAGTCTCAACAAAAAGTTGGTGATTTCGTTACTGATGTTGCATTCCGTCCATTCATCGAGCGTAAAAATATTCGTATTGTTGTTCATGGTTTACGTCCTAACACGCAACACTACGTCTACTTTGAAGAAGATGATATGTCTGATAGAGTGGTCAGTGGTCTATTCCCATCTTTGAGCCGTCGTAACTCATTCAGAGACTATCTAGGTCGTTGGACTCGCAGATCAGCACGTTCAGTACGTAGAACTAGAAGCCGTGAATTGTTCACTGACGCTAAGGGTACACTATATGCAGTTCTAAGCATTCCTGGTGGTAAGTACTACGTTGGTGAGAGAATTATCGAAATCTCTGACGTTGACACATACAACAGCATCGGTAGTGCAGGCACTTCATACGCTAAGTTTGAGTACAATGCATATAACTTCGATGTGACTAAGCGTGGTCTAACAGTATCGACTCGTTCACCTGATTTCAGTGTTGATACAAGCGTTACTCGTTCAACTCGTACAACAAGTCGCTTTATTGCTGATCCACCTCCACCTCCACCGCCACCAAGATCTGATGGTGGTAGCAGTGGTGGCATTGTTGGTGGTAATCAATGGACTGCTGGTGCTGGTGGTTGGAGCAACCCAACACGTGTTGACCCATTGGCTCAAACATTCGTTTTGACTAAAGAAATGTCTGCTGGTAAGTCGCACATCTTCTTGCAGTCTGTAGACGTATTCTTTAAGACTAAGAGTAAGGCCGCTGGTATTACACTTGAAGTTCGTGAAGTCGTAAATGGCTACCCATCTAGAGAAGTTGTTCCATTTGCACGTGTTCATCTAGACTCTAGACAAGAAAACGAATCTGGTCAAACTGTAGACGTTGTATTGACTTCTGATGACGGTCAAACTGCTACTACATTTGAGTTTGCTAACCCAGTACAGCTTGCTACTGAGAAGGAATATGCAATTGTGCTTCTTCCTGACGGTAACAGCCCAGACTACAATGTTTGGACTTCTAAAGTCGGTGAGACAGACGTATTCTCTAATGCTGCTGTCACTCAAGACTGGGGTTCTGGTGTTCTATTCACATCTACTAACAATAGTGCTTGGAAGTCTTACCAAGATGAAGATGTGAAATTCACTATTCGTAACTACGAATTTAGCGAAGATTCTGGTTACGTTGAGTTCGTAGCTAACGATATGGAATTCTTATCGCTAACTAACACAATTGGCCACTTTGATGCTAATGAAGCTGTTTACACAACTAAAGGTTCAGTGTATGATATTAGTGTAACAATTGAATCGGATAATTTCTCTGCAACTTCGCTTGTATCACTACCAATTAATACTGGTGACTACGTAGTTATTAAACAGGGTACAGAAACACACGTTACCCGTATTGTAGCGGCTGAAAACAACAGCACTGCACTAGACTTTGTTGATCCAGCACCATTCTTTGGCGCTGCAACTATTCAGCTAGCAGTAGGTGGTGAAGTATCTTACTACAACCGCCGTAACCCAACTGAGCTACACTTGAAAGAGTCTTCCGCTAACGATAATGCATTGTTTGAAGTTGGTAATTACATCATAGGCGAAGAGAGCGGTGCAACAGCAACTATCTCTGCTATCAATGATATTTCATTGAGCTACTTCCAGACTATGTGGTACAAGACTAATGTTGTTGGTACTACTACAGAGGTCGCTCTTTATGATGGTATTGTGGCAGACAAGACTATTACATCTGATGACTCAGTATTCTTGAATGCTAACCCACGTGTGATTGAAAGTAGATCAAATCTCGTTACGAATGCTAAAGATCCAGACTTCCGTATTCGTGTGACACTAAGCAACAACGGGTTTATTACAGTGACTCCTGTACTAGACGATACAATTTCTATTATGAATGCGTATCAGTACAAACTAACATCTGACGATGCAACCTCTTCTAACTACGTTGCGAAAGAAGTTGTACTACAAGACGGTCTACCAGCATCTGGTCTACAAGTATTCATGGATGCACACAGACCTCGTGGTACTAATATAAATATGTACGTAAGATTTAAGTACATAGACAATGAAGAAGAGTTTACAGATTGGATTCTCCTAAGAAACAAGTCACCAGAACTATATACTAGTGGCGTTGACTTTGAAGAGCTAAGGGAGTTCCAGTATGAGATTCCAGAAGCAAATGAAGATAACGAATTTAGTTCATTCCAAGTTCGTATCGCAATGACTTCTGATACTGTAAACGATTCTCCATACGTAGATAACTTTAGAGCAATCGCAGTAACTTAATAATGATAGAAAATGATTATGTAAGAAATGATGCGGCAGTAGTGAGTGTAGATCAAAACGCTTACGCTGCCGCAAAGGCAAGAAAAAAGAAAGCGAAAGAACAGCAAGACTTGCTCAATCGCATTAGCGAACTAGAAAAAAGACTTTCAATGTTAGAACTACTTGTAGAAGAGAGAATTAAATGAGCCGCAGTTTAACTTCACTCATTAACACGAATACCTTTGAAGATTGGTTTATTCGTACTAATGAGATTATCGACACACTAGAGAAAGTAGCAACTCTAGATAATATCTACGATGATAACGTAGGTGATCTAACTATCAACGGTACTGTTAGTGCTACAAGTATTAATGCTGATAATCTAAATCTTGGCCTCGCTACAAGCCAAGATACGATTAGTCTAAATGCTAATGCACGTATTAAAGGTGATCTTGAAATCGCAGACGATTATGGTTCTGGTCAGACTGCAAGCTTGCGTTTCTACAACGGCAAAGAAGCCGCAACCAGCTCGCCTACTTGGGCTATACAAGTTGATCCTGATGATGAGATTCAACATCGCCGATTGACTATTGGTGTAGGTGCTGGTAACCCAAGCGCACAAACTCCTCTTCTATACATCGATGCAGAAGATGGTGAAATCAATGGACAAAACGTTGTCATTCACGATGATCTTCTACCAGACGAAATCACTAGTAACATTACTGGTGACGTAACTGGTGATCTAAATGGTAACGCTACTACAGCAACAACAGCGACTTACGTTACTACGCTAAGTTCTGATGCTAGCACCAAACTAAAAACTGATCTACTTGACGAAGGTACAACTAATAAGTTCTACACCTCTGCAAGAGCGCAAGCAGACGCTAAACTTGCTATTAGCGCTAGTGGTGATCTATCATATGCTGATGGTGTAGTTTCATACAGTGGTCCAACTGATGCACAAGTTCGCACTAAGATTTCTGTGGATGGTAGTCTTGATTATGATGAAGAAAGTGGAGTTATTAGTTACACTGAAAGAACAGATGCAGCGATTCGTGGTCTATTCTCAAGTGGCACTGGCGTAAGCATTGCCACAGACGGTAAAATTTCTATCGGACAATCAGTTAGTACCAGCGCTAATGTGACCTTTGCTTCTCACACATCTAACAAATGGGCTTTGAAAAAAGCATCTGATGGTACAACTCTTAATGATACTGTTTACGTTGAAGTGCAACAGGCATCCAATGGTAACTATAGACTAGTGTTTAAGTATGGCAACGAAGTGCTATTCTCTATGGACGGGGACGGTAACTTTAGAGCTAAAGGTGATATCACCGCATTCGGCACACCAATATAACCAATATGCTATAAATAGATTAAAGTATACTGATAAAGGCACAAAGAAATGGCTAAAAAGTTTAGCGAATTAACATCTTTAACTACTCTAGTTAACGAAGATATCTTTGCGGTAACTGACACTAGCGAATCGATCAGTAAGAAGGTCACTGCAAATGACCTACGAAACTATCTAGTTGGCGTTGGTACAGACGGTAATATCTTTGTTGGCACTGGTCAACAAATCGTCTCTGAGATAAACAACTACGATGGCGCTGGTTCTGGTCTAGACGCTGATAAGCTTGATGGACAAGAGGGTGCATATTACTTAGACTACAACAACTTTACGAATGCACCACCACGTGCTGATGATCTATCTGATCTTGCGAACACAACTGGCTTCGTTAAAGTTCAAGGCGACATTGTTGTAAACTACAACACAGAAACACAATCTTTCTACAGTATTTCGACAAACTTCATTCCAGAAGGTAATAATCTATACTATACTGAGAAAAGATTTTCTGACCATCTAGACGAATACTTCCCAATTAAATTTGCTGAGCTAACTGCCACATTTGATTCTGGTCGTGTTACAGATAGCTTGTGGGACGTTAAAGCAAACTTCCAAGATATCATCAACAATCAAACAAGTAAACTGTACATACAAAGTTCTGTTGATATTACTAAGTTCGTTGCAGGTCAGAATATTCGCATCTATGGTGCTAACCCAGATTCTGGTGAAAATGGTGGTCTACTAGAAGAACAGACTTCTATTAACGCTAATGTTACTAAAGCAGGTTTCAATGATTTTCTAGCTGAACCAGCAAGAACATTTGAATATAAACTAGCTAAGTTTAATTCTATCACAGGTAACGTTGCTCCAGCAAGCATTGCATATTCCGTTACAGTAAATATGCCAGATGATGGTAATGGAGAGCCTGATTACACAGTATTCGGCTCTGAGAACAATATTCAGATTGCGTTTGATACTCCGGGAGATATTGACGAAGGCTATCTATTATACCGTAGAGAACCAAACGCAGTTAACTATGTATTGATTGCAGTTCTTGGTCCACGTGATGCACAGAACCCACCTTTCATCGATTACTACACTAATGACTATGTTGCTTGGGGTGGTAAGAATCTACGTGACAATTCATACGTGACAGATCAAGGTGAAAGTCTAGTAATTCACTTCCCGCATATTGCTCCAGCTATCGCAACTTATGGCTGGATGGACACTAAGATTACTAATGTTGATACTGAAAATCAGATTTTAACTTTACAAGACACTTGCTGGGTTCGTGATGGTGGTGACGTTTGGGTTGCACACAATGACTCTGGTATTATCAACTCTGCAATCACAGTACGTAAAAACTCAGGTAACAACAGTATTCAGCTAAACGCTAAGACTTACGTTGTCGATAGTATTCGTATGGAGAACGAGTTTGGTATTCGTGGTGTAGCAGGTGTTACTAAGATTGTCAAGCTACCTTGGAGTACAATCGGTAAAACCAATAACATTATTCGTGGACCATACACAAGTGGTGCATCGAATATGACTCTAGTTGACTTTAACATCGATGGCAACTCTATCAATCAGTTCTTGGTTGCAGACAGTGGTGCTGGTGAAGCTAACTATGCAATCAATCTAGGTAGTAATCTAACAGACTGTACAATATCTAATGTAAACGTTAAGAACGTTATTGGTGGTGGTTTATACGCACCTATCTCTGAAAACATGACTATCAACATTTCAGAGTTTATTAACAGTGGTTTGTCTGATAGATATGCATATGCACCTTTGATTGCATATGAGTCAACTAACCTAACTGTAACTAACAACAGATTCAATAACTTCACTGATTATGTTGATACTTCTGTTAGCACTAAGGGTATTGTAACTAATAACTCTATTATTAACTGTGGTGCTGGTCTATTTGTATACGGCTCTAAGTTCTTGCTATCTTCACCAAACATCTTGATTGGTCCTGCTGGAGAACTTTTGCCACCTGCTGATATTCTAAACACAGAATTCGATTCTGTCAACCTAGTATTAGCTCCACAAAATGAAGAAACTAGAAGCGCTGAAATTCGTTATACTGTTAACGGTAATAACTTTGACTTCTTGCATTACAATGGTATTGTAGACGGCAACGGTAATCCAGTTGTAGCTGGTGACGGTGCAGGTAACATGAGTTACGAATTGTGGAAGCTACGCAAGACTTCATTTGGTGAAGAGATTCTATACGAAGAAATTCCACAAACAACTATTACACTTGAAGACAACACCGATGTTACTACGGATGAAAAAGCTGAAGGTGTATACGCATTTGTGATTTCTAGCGCTGACACTACTACATTACGCACTACATATAATGCTGATGCATTACGTCAAGTTCAAGCTGATCACGAAGGTCTAGTTTACTTTGCTAAACATACTGAATTTGTTGCTAGCGGTGACATTCTAAATGTACCTGAGCCATACCGTTCAGATGCAGATGGTGTTGCTGATGTAGCTGGTAATCACTACACGTTCCGAGTAGAAAACTACTCTAACATTCAAACAGGCCGCAAAGTTTACTTGTACAGTCATGTTGGTATGGATAGCATAGATGCCGATGGTAATCTAAACACTGGTGAGATAGTTCGCATAAATATCATCAACAATAGTCTTGTTGAAATTACAGTTGATATGGGTACTATTACAGATATTCCAAACTTTAGTGTACCGGGCAACGGTGGAGGTATTCTCGTGGTTCGTAACAAATTTACAGTAGCGCAAGGAAGGGTGATATTCTAATATGTCTAGCTTAACTAATATTAATAACAATGCGGCTGTAGTCAACGTTGGTAGAACGGTGCCAGTTTCGGCTGGTCCACAAAGCGCTGCAAACTCGATTCCTGTTGTAATCGCTACTGACCAAACTGCGATTCCAGTAGAAGAACAAAACAAAGTACAATCTGAAGTGGCGCTATCACTACTCGGTATTCCACGTGCTGAGGTTGCACTTGGTATCTTTGCAGACGTTAACACATATGACGTTAACCCTACTGAGTGGTCTAGTTCACCAGAGTACTACAAAGAAGGTCACGGCATCAAGCACTTACCAGAAGAAGCTGGTGCGCTTGTAGAAGCTCCACGTAACAGCACAGCTATTCTAACATCTAAGCGTTTCTTCCGTTACCAACCTGGTCGTGTATCTGCGGCCACATTCGGTATCAAGTCTAGTACTTCTAGAGCACATTACGCTAAGAACCCAGTAATTCGCAAGTACGGCATCAACGATAAGTACGATGGTTACTACTGGGAATCTCGCCAGTCTGGACAAGGTGATAACTTTACTGTAGTTCGCCGTACACAATCTCTTCTAAAGAACCCTACTTCTATTTTCGGTAATGCAGGTCAAGAGCTACGTGGTAATACTTTAGCCACTGATCAACTAAACGATTATCGTATGATTGGTCAAGCACCAAAGGTTGAAGAGACTGCTGGACTTTTCATTCGTGAACGTGCAACTATTGTGCAAGAGCGTTTTGAGACTATTGATTGGGCAATCGACAATGCTGGTATCGATTATGCCGCAGTTGCTACTGCGCTAGGTGGTTCTTACACTGCTGATTCGGTAAAAGAAAAATGTCGCCGTGATGCTGATTACTGGGTAGATATGATTCTACAAGATTTGAAGCATGGTGGCGACGGACACGTAGCATTTAACACGAAGAATTTCTCGACTGCAATCATTCAGAATGCTGCTACTGAGCAAAGTCTTTACAGCGCATTGAAAACTGCTTTGCTTGCACTGTTTACACCTGCTACTAGCATTTACACACGTGTTACAACTCTAGCTGATATTATTATCACGTTCTTTGGACAAGCTGATCCTAAGAACAATCCAATTTCACCAACAAGCTTTGGTACTAAGTCTAAGCTAGAAACTTTCTTCGATGTACGCAAGAATTTCTGGGCTTACGATGTTACACGTGATGGAAATATCTTTACATATGATGGTACTGCTGGTACAATTAACGCTAATAATGAACTATACTACGATCAAGCTTCAGGCTACTTTACTGTAGAAGACATTAAAGCTAAATGTCACCGTGACGTTGTATATGTAGCAGACGGGTACAAAGATGACTTGATTGCAGGTTCAAGCGTAAACGCTTCAACGAAGTATAACGCTAGCATGTTCCTACGTGGTAACGGCCTATCTGTATTCTCTCAGAAAAACGGTTCTGATCCAATAGAAATCGATGTGCATACTCAAGTTAAAGCTGATATTCTAGCTGATATGGCAGATGCATACTTTGGACTAAGCGCATACACAACTCGACTAAGTGATCTTGCAGATATCATTATCGATAACTTTACTACTGAAGACACTTCAGTTGCTATCTATGGTACTCGTGGTGTTCTAGGTAACTTGGTTGCAATGCGTGATGGTCTACCAATGGTACACGCCGCAGTATTCGATCCAAGCTTACTAAAAGATCAAGTTAAGATCAAAGCGATTGCAGATGCTACTACTGGTCAGTTCAAACTAACTGATGGTAACGTTACTTTCGATCAGCATGTTAAAATCTTCACTAAAAACGGTGACGATCTAAATGCTAACATTAAGAACGGTGGCGTATATCAAGTACGTAAAGTATATGGTACTAAAGGCAATAGTTTTGACATTTATAACGAAAATGGTCAGATTACATTTACTCAAGGTGAACTAGACGCAACAAACGGTGGCGACAACACAATCTACATTCAGACTGTTGTACCATTCATGTTCCCTAAACATTACGATCCTGAGTACTACAGAACAGATGCAGAATATCTTGCTATCACCCAAGGTCTAGCTACTGATGAAGCAGATCCTCTAACTCAAGGTTTGATGTTCCCATTAATGTATAGTAATGTTAACTTGACAGAAGAGTTATCTTTCTACACTGGCTACATCAATACTACTCTTGATCCAACAACTCAAGCAGGCCTTATCCGTACACAATACGATAACGTTAACTTTACACCAGAGTACATTAACTGGATTAAGAACAACGTTAAGCCTGAGTACTGGGGTGTATATGAATATCGTATCCCACGTTCACGTTTCAGTACTGATCAATTGAATGGACAAGAAAACGCACAAGTATACAGTGATCTAGCAACAGGTGAAGGCGGTGTAGTACGTCCTGGTATGCCTGTTACTGATAATGGTGTACAAGTTATCAATCAGAGTGTGTATGACTTTGACTTTACTAAAGTATCGATGCTTAAGATTGAATTCTCTTGGTACGGTGCGGTAGGTGCTCTATTCTTAGCATATGTACCAGTAGGCAATGATGAAGCACGTTGGGTACGTGTACACCATTTGAGAGCTTCGAACCAGTTGAAGATTCCTTCACTTGGTAACGCAACTCTACCAATCACATATACTGTTTACGGAGGCGGTGATGCTATTTCTGGCGGTGATGGAGAATCCGGCGATGACTACAACTACGGCCGTGACTCACACAACCTTGTCAAATACGGTGCTTCGTACTATATCGACGGTGGTGACCGTGGTACTGTCCGTTTGTATAGCCACACTAACAATACTCCTGTAGATGCATACGGTCGTGACTTCCCATTGTCTGGTACTGGGTCTACTTACAGCAACGGTGTAATCACATACGCTGGTTCTGTTGATCCTGTATTCTTCATGGGCGCTAAACTAGATACTGGTAACCGTGCTGACAACAACATTCGTGTGGCATGGGTAGACGGTAACGATCTAGTTCTAACTGGTAATACTGTATCTACAAACGTTTCTAACTTTGTATTGAAGCCAGAACGTACTGCTAACGTGTACGGTATAGAAACCAAGAAGCGTATTGTAAGTACACAAGGTCAACCAGTACGTAACCGTGTGCAAGTGTACCCAACTAAACTATCTACTGCTAACTTGGGTCTAGAGCCAGTTCGTCTACGTATGCAGAAGACGCCATTGTTCCAGAACGATGTAGTACCTACTGGTACATTTACTTTAGATAGCGACTATGCAGTAACACCAGAGAATCTACCACTAGATACAAGTTCTTCTAACTATCTAATCAATGGCGAAGGTACATATGGTTGGATGCGTGGTACTATAGATGAAACTGGAGAAGTTATTACTGTTCTAGGTAGACTATACAAAGAAGTTGATCAATACTACTTTGAAGTGCTACAATCATATAATGGTACTCTAACACTTAATAGTGCTGATTCTTTCCTAGTAGATAAGATTTTTGATGCACAAGGAAACATCATTTCTCATGGCAAAGGAATCGAAATTGTTGAAAATCTAAGTTCTGTTGAGATTGCTGTATCTGATCAAGTTGCAATTCCTAACACAGGAAGCACAGTAGCAACAATCTACTTGCAACCAGGTACTGAGCAGATTCAACTTAACACGTACTTCGATTACAACAAAGAGTACTTGTCATATCCATTAACTGACATTGCGGACACACTTTACCTCTCTGTTGACACAGAGATAAATAATGTGAGTACCGCCCCAGAGGTGAGCATAGGCGTAACATGGGAAGAGCAGTAGGATATGGCAAAACAGATAAAGATTGGACATGATAGGGTACCTGCCCCTATTACTGAAAGATACGTGCCGCTTTACGATGTGTTTAGCGGCACCATCTTACGTGACGTAGCAGGGAACCCTGTTGTCACACCTGAAGAAACTATTCTTGGCAACTTCATTGAATCACAAAATGCAACTCCTGTCTTTATTTCAAATAAGACTCCGGGTGAAGTGTATCAAAAATTTGAGCGTGATGGTGACACATTCATAAAGAAAGTTGATGGCGAACCTCTACTAGGTACGGCAGACCTAACAATTAAAGTTAGAGAAGTTTTTCCATCAACAACAGAAGTAAGTAATACGCTACTTGGTGTACCACGTTCTGAAAGTCAATTAAGTCTTTTCTCTGATGTATCAACGTATGGTCTAGATGTAGATAACTGGACGTACTACACGTTTAGTGGTGCGCTCGACTATCCTTCAGAATGGTATAGACGAAAGAACAAAACATATGGCCGTCGTGGTGGTATGGAGTTCATTGAGTACACTGAAGAGCAAGCACTAGCACTTCGTGGATATCCTGTACAATACACTTTTCCATTTGGACCTTCTCACGAAGGGGTCGGTAGGTATAGTGAAAACAGATTTAGACAGTATAAACGATTTATCGCAATAGGTAAAGAACTTTATAGTTATTTTGCATCTAAAGGTTATCAGCAATTTGCAGAAAATAACTTTGTGCCTGATTATATTAAATTCGTAGATCAAGATCGCAATCCTATTGCATCTAATGTCGTAGTTAACGTTACTGGTGAAGATATTGAAAATCTTAATTCAGCGTATGATATCGACTATGGTGACGATTTACAGTTAGCATTCGATCAGATTGAGGCTTGGACTCAGGCATACTCTGCTATTAGAAATCAGAGATTGCTAGCTCCTATTACTCTGCCAGATAATATTGTTCGATACATTTTAACAAACTCTACACTCATTGCTCCAGGATATAGTACTGGTGCAAATTACTACGCAATGTTAGAGAGTGTTGACACTTTCAGATATCAACCTGGTCGTATCTCTGGTATGACGTTCGGTATTCGTGTTAAGAATGATACGTCTAACATCGAAAACGTTGTAGAGTGGGGCGGCTGTAACGATACTGATCAGTATGTTTTCCAAGTGCGTGGTGGTGAGTTTAATATCATTCGCCGTAGTACTATTCCGCTACCAGAATCTCTTCTAAAGAGAATGGGTCTAGACTCCAATTATCAGACTGGACCTAAGTATGCTGATGGGATTAACCAGAAGTATCAGATATACGAAACAGTAGTACAGAGACAATTCTTTAACGGCGATAGACTAGATGGTAACGGACCGTCTGGTTACAATCTACGTTTTGAAAACGTAACAATGTTTAAAATTGAATACTCTTGGTACGGTGCTGTTGGTGTAAACTTCTACGCTTATATTCCAACTGGTAACGATGGAGCACGTTGGGTACGTATTCATACCATGATTATTGAGAACGGTCTAGGCGAACCGATTCTACAGAATCCAGAATTCAAATTCAGATACTTTATCTCTACAAATAACACTGGTTCTATAACTGAGCCAATGTACGTTTACAAGTACGGTTCATCTTACTACATTGACGGTGGTGATGAAGGTACACTAAGATTAAATGCATCCGATTCTGTTGTTCGAGACTTCGACACTTTATTCAATAAGGGTGCATTAGGTGTTATGCCTAAAGGCTTTATCTCTAATGCTGACGGTGAATATTTACCAAACAACTTGAAAGCATATCCAGTTGAACTTTCTGCTTCGACTGACTCTAGCGCTTTGATTCAATTTAGAGAGATTATTGGTTCGCCTGATGGTATGCATTTCCATTATTCACCTTCTCTTCATAACGGCATATCAAACAAAAGTAAAAAGTTTAGACTTGCTGTTACTGATGCTGGTGGTGTTACTCTTGATTATGATGAATTTGATCCGACATTAACTAATCAAGTACTGTTTGCTGAAGAAGACAAATACAGAAAAGTTATTGCTGATGGTGTGCATAATTTATATCTAAACCCAACTGTTGGTACAAGTTCAGCCTCAATTCTACGTAGACAAGGTTACAATTTATCTACACAACAGTTTCCTAGTCAAATAAAATATAGTAATGGTGATGAGATTGTAGACACTGCTGGTCTATCTTTTGTAGCCAAATGCTCTAGATATGATGAAATAATTGCATCCCCTACTGCACTTACTTCTGATACTTTCTCAGTAAACTGGTTGAATCCTGTTGCTAGAGATAGTGATGGGTACAATCACTTTGCAGATTTCTTTATAGGATTGACATACGATCAGCCTGTTAGTGCTAGCATACAAGACCCTAACGATGAGAACAACAACATTCAAGTTCTACGTTTTGGTGCAGAAGAAGAGCAGTACGATACAACTTCGGCGCTAACCGACGGTACAGTTGCGGTATACAGTCATTACAATCAGAACGTTGATCTTGATGGTTATGATAGATATGAGTGGGATCCAACATATGGAATTCGATTTGATATTGATCCTAGACTTCCCCGACCTGCTGGTTCAGATAGCGGAATAATTTCTAAGCTTGTTGGTAATATTACTATTAACCCAATAGATGTTGTTGAAGTCGTTGAAGGTGGATCTACACCAGGTTCTACGCATACATTGAAAATACTAGCACCAATTCAAAACTTCAGAGAAGCTGATGCAGGTAAGATTGATTTGGGTGTAAACAATGCACCTTCTGGTATTATTATAATGAGTGCACCACAACAAACAGAAGAAAACGCACAAACTATTTTCTTGATTGACGTTTACTACGATGGTGATATAACTTCAATTTCTGGTTGGAACAATGTAGTTCAGTATAAAACTGTTAGACTATCTGATGATTATCGAATCTCAGGATACGAATACATTAACGGTCAATTAGAAGACAGATTTGCTTATAAGAAGTTTCAATCTGCACCTATGCCAGTTCCATTTGAGAATACTAAGATTTATGTAGTTATAGGCATGAATGATAATGCTAAAATAAATAACATAGTATTTGAAGAAATATTCTCGCAATCTAAAATTACCAAGACTCCACAATGGATCGCTGATCAAGATAGCTCTATTGATATCGTTTTAAGCGGTGGTTCTACATTAGATAGATCACCAGCAAACTTCAATAGTAAAGATAGACTATCTGCTGTCACATTTGATAGCTCTACAGATCAGCCACTAAGACCAGGAGTCGATGTGACAGAATTATTGCTAGTAGCTGGTGAAACAAGAAGATTTGACTTATCAAATATCTTCAACTATGACAGAAAGAAATTGAGTAAAGGTCTATTCAATAATAAAGCATATTATGTCGTAGTTCAACCAATAGGCGAAGGCAATACTGGTGGTAAGATTAGTTTAGCATTAACGGTGAAGGAACAATAATGGCTAACTTCTATTTTGGGCTTAATGCAAACAAGAACTTTTCAGAAGTTCAAGATAAGATTAAATCACTAGCTAATCTAGGTCTAGATATTGAAGACTTAGATAAGATTCGTGGTATCAGTAACGTTGGCGTAATTGCCGCAGATATTAAGTCTCTAGCCAATCTTCAAGAAGATGCTAGAAGGGCTTTGGGTGCTTTACGTGCAGACGCAAACATTTGGGATGATATTACACGTGACTTTAAAACTGTTCGTGATATTATCAAAACAAATACAGTCATAGAAGAAGGCCAACTAAAAGCACAGGCAGTAAAATATACATTCTATGACTACGGTACAGATACATTAAAAACTGCTGATATTTCTACTTCACGTGTTTCTGCTTGGTCGCAGTTCCCGAATACAACTGAAATTTTTTACGGTAGTGACGTTGAAGTTGTACCCGCTCCTGCTGGCGATCCTAATGTGGGTAGAAGTTATATAGAATTCGATCATCTGTTTTTGAAGTCTGCGCCTACGCCAAAGCGTTTTAAAGCCGAAGTTCCGACTCATACTATAGATATCGAAATAAATGGTTCTATAAAGAAAGCATATGCAATGCAAGGCATCCCTCTTGTATTCAACGGCTTCTTTAAGACTGTTAGCACGTATGTAGAAATTGACGAAACAGTTAGCCCAAGTATTCCTCCCACATATCTTGTACGAGGCGTTGATGAAGAAGATGAAGATATTCGTGAAGATCAACCACTAACGTCTAGCTTACGTTTTTATGATTATCGCTATCGTGAAAAAGATATAGAATTGTATTACAGACCAGATGGGTTCAAGAGAATCGATATTGGTTATGCAAATCTAAGCGAGTTTCCGAATACTGTACTTTCTAATTTGCAGCATCTAGGTATTGCGTTTAATGATTTTCGTGAAATACCAGACTTTGCTACGCTTGCACCTAATTTGAAAAAACTATATCTAAATGGTAACGATTTAAATCGTGGTACTTTAAATTCTGCACAGCAAGTATTGAGACTACCTTCTTCGTTGACTCACTTGAACATTACTGGTACATTTACAGATAATCAAAATCTAGATTTGACACATTTAACAAATCTGCAATATTTGTACTTTTCAGAATATGCTTCACGTTATATTAGAAGACGTATTGTAAGTCCAATTAGTCCTGCTATTGCACCAAGCATTATTCACTATGACGTATATAATCAAGGGCATAGTAGACTACATACAACTGTTTGTGATGCCCCATTGTTAGAAGACATTACAATATACTGGAATAATATCACTAGAGATAATTTGGATAGACCTATTGTTATGAAATCCGCACTAGGTTCTGGTGAAACTCATACTAGAGGCGCAAGTGATGTTGTGACTGGCACTGGCTCACTAAGATACTGGAGATCAGCAAGTAACTCACACAACATATTATCAGTTAAAGGTAATGGTGGCATAGTCTATTATCAGCACTCGTATAGTCGTGGTCTAGTTAGTGATGCGTATAACAATAATGAGTTTGGTGATAAATTTAATGGGTGCAATAAGCTAGCTACTATAAGCTTCTATGCTACAGATATTCGTGGTAACGTTGGTACAGCTATCTCGGCTCTACCTGCAATAAGCTGGTTCGATGTTAGATTTTCGATAATGCACGGTAAGCTTACTGGCTCTTCTACTGTTGGCTCAGAGTCTTTGCGTAGTTTCTTGGTTGCTGGTGGCTACTTTGGTCGTGAGTCTGTTGGTGGTGCAGAAATTCCATACACTCAGAAAACTATTCAAGTGGAAACTCCACCTGGCTCTGGTATTTTTGAAGATCAGCTAGTAGACACTGATTATCAATTCTTTGATGAAACTTCTGGTCGCATCTTTGAGCGTTGCGCTGGATTTCAGGATCTATATGCATACAGCACTAGAAGCATTAAAGGTACTTTGCCAGATTTGTCACGTAACTATAGTACAAGAGTTGTATATGTCCCATATACTAATTTGAACACTGGGTTAGAGTACTTAACTGCACTACCTTCTATGTATTATCTGAACATCGATAACTGTAAGTTTACATCGATGCCAAAATTTACGTCTAATGCATTAACATATTTCTATGCACAAACTAATTTATTCTCAGGCATTCTTCCAGAGTTTGATACACCAAGCTTAAGATACTTTTATGCCTACAACAACTCATTCAGTGGTGCAATACCTAACTTTGGTCAATGTACTAGACTGGAGCGATTACTGCTAAATAATAATAGCTTTGAAGGTTACACTCCTGGTGCATTGTCTATTAACACTAGACTAAATCGCTTAGATTTATCTAACAATAATTTGACACGTTCTTCTATTGTTACATTGATTGATGATCTAGAAGCTAATTACAATGCAAATACTCGCAGTGGAGTGGCTGTGATTCTAACTGGTAACGGTGTTACTGCTGGTGATCTACCAGAAGCAACTGTCACAAAAATCTCGAATCTAATTAATAACGGCTGGAGCGTTTCAATCTAATGGCACGTGGTTTTTTACAAGAGCTTAATCTAAAAGAAAGCGATACGTTTGATAAAGACGCAAAAGCGATTAACACGCTTGCTGGTGAACCTATCGCAGAAGACTTATTGCGCTATGTAGGCAACTTGCGTAATATTAGTAGTATCACTAACTACACAATAGACGGTGACACTATCACTACTATTGAAGACTTGCCATTTGCAAATGGTAACTTTATATTCTATAATTCTGATGTATACTACGTTTTTGATTCTGATGTTGATAGTAAGTTTAGACTAAAAGATTTAGACGGTGTTCCTTTTTCAGAAACAGATAATAGCGTACCACTAGTACGTGCCGATGCAGTATTTACAGAAAATACATCTTTACTCAGACCAGTACGTGTCGTAGAAACAAGAACTAATGACGGCATAACTAACGATGAAGATAGATCGGATAGTATTTGGGAAGAAGAACAAGAGCGTACACTTGAAGGATTGATTGACGATATCGAATTTGGTGTAGCTAATTTCAAATACAAAAAGCGAAACACATTTGTAAGTTTTGATGATATCAACACAAATAGAGTTATCAAACTTGATGGTTCGCTAATGATTACGAACCCAAGTACAGTACCAACAACGTCGGATGCTGGACCAGGTCTGTTCATTACAGATGGTATTACAACTCTACGTGCATTCAGTGATAACTCGAATCCATGGGATCCAGAAGCTGGTCAATCGCCAACAGTAGCAAACACCATATCAATAAAACCTGCACTTACTGCAAGCGCAGTAAATACTATTGTATTGACTGATCCACTTATCACAATGGATCCTACTGATATTATTACAGCTAGTGGTGATATAACTGACCCGTCAACTGGTTGGACTCATAAAATCGAAGTTACAGTTAACGGGTCACCTTATTATTTACTATTTAAGCAATAGTTGATAAGTGTCAGATCCACTATAAACTTTCAAAACTTCTGTATATGTTGTGCTAGACTCTTGATTAACAGTCATACCATTTAATGTTAGGTTGTTAGCCTTTAGATCAGAAGTTTTGAGTTTATAGTTTCCACTAGCATCTGTTGCTAGACCACTTAATGTACCAACAAATGGTGGAGCAGTGTTAGGTGGAATAGTACAAACTTCATAATCTGTTCCAGCTTCATACTTGTCAGAAGGGATAACAGTAACAGCAAAACCTTGACTTAAGTTTGCAGTTAAAGCACTACTCAATGTCAATGTATTACCAGATACAGTCACAGTCGCACCTGCAGGTATGATTCCACTGAACTGTACATAGTCACCGTTTGCTACATTTGAAGCATCTAGTACAGTAAATGTATTTGCACCTGAGTTAGCAGTTGCAGCAACTTCTACATAACTTACCCTCTCACACTTAGCCGCATTTGTAGTATCTTCAAGCGCTCTTCTTGCATATACCAGAACTAGCGAGTCTGGCCCTGAACTTATGCTTGCTGCACGTCCGTTGAAGTTAGAGTATGTTGTAACTAATTGACCAGGTTGAGCGCCATTTACAGTAACTTCAGTGAGTCTTGCAAAGTCAGTACCATTGTTTTGAGTACAGACAAACATATCTGGCTTTACTCTAGTTATATCATTATAATGTGCAGGTGGTGGTACCTCGAATCCATTTGCATTAAATACTAAACTTGTTCCTAATGATGACGTAAAATTATAGATTCCAATTAATCCGTAAGCCTTAACTAGCTTAACTGAGGAGTATGATGCAGTATTCGTGAAAGTATTTGTGTACGCATACTGTGTACCCTCTAGTTGTGCAATTTGAAGAACGTATATATCACCGCTTACGTTAAATACTAGAAAGTCACCAATCTCAGCATTAGTGAAGTCACCTTCTAACTTATACGGACCTTTTCGTGTCACTGTACCAATATCATAGTGAACATCGTCAACAGCAACGTTAAGTTGAGGTGGGTTTTGTGCTGGTGGTACAAAAGAAGACCACAAATCAAGACGAATTGATTCGCTACTGACCATATTCTTTTGCTGCATCAAAGGCGCAGTATTTCTTAGAGCACCTTTATAGAATTGCTCAAAGCTTTCATCTGCGACACCATCTAGTGACAAAATATCATTTGGTCTAGTATACGACTCATAGAAGTTTGCGTAGTGAGTGTATGAACCAGAAGATGAAGCAAAGCGAATATATTTTCTAGAAAAAGCATTAGTTACTGGAAACTTTACAGCATTGAAACAGTTTGTAGATGTAGTTGATGGATCAGGCCACCAAACTGTGAAGCGAACTTTTAATTTATCACCTACCGCAGTAGATGGTAGATAGCATCTTCCAGTAGTCTCTTCATTACCGAAATCGTACTCGAATACAAGAGTGTTTGTATTAATAACGAAGTCAACGGATGTACTTAATGTTACCGTTGTGGAAGTTTCTCCTATTTCAATATCAGTAATTGTGATATTATCGTTAAATACGTCTACTGTATTAAGCGTTACAAGACGATCACCAACCGCTAATGATATGTTGTCTATTACAGGTAGCGTAAATGTTGATTCTGTTACAGCCGCAGTTTTCTCTGTAGTTGTAGATCGTGAAACTGCTAGTCTGCTACCAACAGTGGTAAACCCATATGGATTGCTATCACCATCATGCTGATAAGTGTTATACTCTATCAAATAGAATCCAGATGTTACTATGCTAAGCGTTGTCGTGTTTGTGACATACCCTTCCCATTGAATCATACCATATTGATTAGGTAAAAATGGATGAAGCTTAGTATCAAAGAAAAAGTAACCATCATCCCAGAAATTCAACTCTTGAAAATCATATTGACCAGTAAATAGTTGATCGCCTTTTATAGAAGATGAACTAAAGTCAGATATCACTTTTGAGCCTTGAATGAACTTTGCGGGTAGACCTTGGCCGCCACGGGCGAAGGCTGGATTACCACTAAATACTCTATAATTATTGATGTGATCCTGAATAGTAACAATCACTGGAACTGGGTTAAAATCAGAGTCTTTAATAGCTATACCGCCTAGATTGTAGATATCTTCTAACTCAACCGAAGTGTTTTTTAGACCATCGATAGCTGACTTTACATCTCGCCCATTAAAGTTACCTGACAAGTTGTTTAGCAAATTGTCAAGCGCAAGCGATTTGTTATCTAAGTCAGATAGATTTTTATCTTGTCTGAGGCCAATTTTTTGATATTTTCTAAGCATGAGACTCCGCCATGTTAATGAAATGTCGTTTACTGTATTTATATAAATATGTTAGAGATTGAATAGTAACTGGAGAAGCAAAGTGGCAATCAAAGCAAACATCGTAATCGATCAAGGTACTGACTTTTCTTCAGTGATTGATGTGACTGATGATCAAGATCGTCCATTTGATTTGACAGATTATGTCGCTAGTTCACAGATGCGTAAGAATTATGCATCTTCAACTGCGGTGACATTCAATACTAGCGTTAACGAAGCTAGTGGTCAAATCTATTTAGAGCTTGATAAATCTACGACTAGTCAACTTGAACCTGGTCGTTATCTTTATGATGTTGAAATCACTGCCGCACTAGGTAACGGATCGACTATACGTGTTGTCGAGGGCATTGTAACTGTAACACCTGGAATGACGAGAGTGTAGCATGGCGATCAAAGCAAAGATAACACCGCAAAATAAAATTAAAGTAACAAATTATCAAACTAATGCTTCTAAGATTAGGCTGAATGATCTAATGGACGTAAGTCGTGAAACAGCGTCAGACGGATCACTTTTAATATACAATGGACTTACTGAGGTGTGGGAGCCAAGAAGTGTTGTAGAGAACGAGAATACTGAGATCAATGGAGGAGAGTTCTGATGGCAGGCTCAATAATTAAAATAAAACGATCTTCAGGGTCCGCCAAGCCTAATACGCTGAAGCTAGGTGAATTAGCAGTAACATACGGCCCCGGAGATTATACCAATTTTGGTGATAGACTATTTGTAGGTGCAGGTGGCACAGACGTTAATGGTGATGCGCTTCAAATTGATGTAATTGGTGGTAAGTTCTTTACTGATCGCCTTGACCATCAACAAGGTATTCTCACTGCTGATAGTGCTATTGTAGTAGATGCTGATAAGAAAGTCAATGAGTTTTTCGTAGATACGTTAAAACTTGATGGTAATACTCTTAGCGCTACTGGTACTGGTGAAGGTGCAAATATTAATATCACTGCTAACACAAGCGGTACTATTAATCTTAACTCACCTGTTAATCTACAAGGCACCGAGCTTAATGTAAGCGGTTCAGTCGGCATTGCTAATACAGCAATTATTGCCGACCTTGTCGTTTCTGACTTGACTGAAAATCGTGTTGTACTTGCTGGCGCAAACGGTGCAATTGAAGATAGCGCAAGTCTTACATTCGACGGCTCTACTCTTGCTCTTACTGGTGATTTTGATATCACTGGTAATATTACACCTACTGCTGATAGGACTTATTCGCTAGGTACTGCTAATAACGTATTCAGCGAAATTCACGGTTCTCAAGTATTCGTTGACGACATTAAACTTGATACTTCAGGTAACGTTCTTTCTGTTACAACTTCTGATGATTCTGTCGCTAAGATTGATGTTGATCAACTAGACGTTGCAACCACTGCTGATATTGCAGACATTCGTTTCTCGCTAAATGCAATCGAATCTATCCAACCAGGTCAAGACCTAATCTTGAACCCTAACGGTGGCAATGTAAACGTATTCGGCCACATTGTAACTGGTGCGGCAGATCCTGTTGCGAATACTGATCTAGTAACTCTACAATATCTAGAATCAAGAACGCTTACTATCTCTGCTGATCAAGATGCTGTTGGTAACACTGCACCTGACGCAATTAATGATACTGTAGTACTTCTATCTGAGACTCTTTACTTCTTGGGTGAAACAGGTATCACTACTAAGATCACTGATAACACTATCACATTTGATCTTGATGATACTACTGTTACTCCTGGATCGTATGGTTCAACTACACAGATTCCTACATTTACTGTTGATCAGCAAGGTCGTCTAACTTCGGCTGGTACTGTAGACGTTGCAACTGTTCTAACAATCAAAGCTGATCAAGATGAACTAGGCAACACTGCCGCAACTGATGATATTAACCTACTATCAGATACACTTGCAATCGTAGGTGGTACAGGTGTAGATACTGAGCTAGCAGATAATCAAATTACTGTAAGCATCGGTCAGCCAGTTTACACTACTTCTGATGTAACCTTTAATGATGTTACTGTAGATGGTACATTATTCTCTAACGACATTACTGCAAACACTGTTGTAATTGCTGGTAACCTAGTCGTTGAAGGTACAACTACAACTGTTAATACAGAAGAAATTAATCTTGCTGATAACATCATTGTACTTAACAGTAATCTAGATGCTAACACTGCACCAACACAAGACTCTGGTATTCAGATCAATCGTGGCTCGGGTAACAGTGTTCGTTTCTTCTGGGATGAGACAAATGATTGGTGGAGCACTGGTCCTGATCCTTTAGATCCAACTCAGTACGCTAGACTAGAAGCAACCATCGATGGTGGTACATTCTAAAAGCTGATAAATAATGATAAAGGAGAGGTTCTATGAGTATATACTTGTAAGCCTCTCTTAGCTTTATATCTTATAGGCTACATAGCCATTATACAAAGAGTGAGGACATATGTCAACCATTAAGTTAAGACGTAGTGCCGTTCCTGATAACGTCCCGTCTACTTCACAACTAGAATTGGGTGAAGTTGCTATCAACACCCATGACGGTAAGATGTTCTTTAAGAGAGATAAGGACGGAACACTTAGCATTCGTGAAGTAGGTTTATCGGACAAAGTAGATAACGTACTCTACGTATCAGAAAGCGGTGATGACACCAACAACGGCGAGACTCTAGCAGAGTCTTTTCGCACATTAAATGCCGCCTTATTAGTAGCCACTGCTGGTACAACTATTTTTCTAAAGAGTGGTACTCATACTCTAGATAACGATGCTGGTGGCGTTGACGTGCCCGCTGGTGTATCAATCGTTGGTGATAATCATAGATCAACTACACTTATTGGTTCGACTTCAACTAACGATATGCTTTATGTTCGTAACAACTGTTATGTAACTGGCATTGGGTTTAAAGGTCACACAAACGGAGCTGCCGCAATCGCATTTAACCCTAACGGCTCTGCTGGTGAAATCATAAACAGTCCTTACATTCAAAACTGTTCTTCAATTACCACAACTGGTACAGGTATGCGAGTAGACGGTGCTCATTGTAGCGGTCTACGTTCAATGGTATCAGATGCATACACACAAATCAATGCTGGTGGCATAGGTATTCATATTAAGAATCGTGGCTATGCACAGCTAGTTTCTATCTTTACAGTTTCTTGTGACTACGGATTTTTAGCTGAATCTGGTGGTCAATGCTCTATCTCAAACTCAAACTCTTCTTTCGGTAACTACGGTCTAAAAGCAACTGGTTCAAGTTCTGTACTCTATAGTGGTACAGTCGGTGTTGCTGCAAGTAGAAATGACGATGTTATTGATATAGACGGATTGACTCAAGTACCAGTTTACGGTGACGTTGTATCATTTGATGGTGGTGTAAGCTACTACACTGTTGAAGATGCTACTCCTCTAGTTGGTGGTTCATCTACTATTACAATTAGAGAAGGACTAGATGCGGACGTTTCACTAGGCGCAACAGCTAACTTCTATGAAAGAAGCTGGATTGCGGCATCTGGACATACTTTCGAGTTTGTAGGTACAGGAACAAACGTTTACGATACGCCACGAAGCGGAGCATTCCCAGTTCCAGAGAATGAAGTGGTAGAAGACTCAAATAATCTAGGTCAGGTATACTTTACAAGTACTGACCATAGGGGCGACTTTAGAATCGGTAGCGAGTTGCGTATTAATCGCACTACTGGAACAATTGAAGGTCAGACATTCGACCGATCACTATTCGCAGTTATGACCCCGTACATTCTAGCTCTAGAGGATTAATCAATGGCATCGCAACTTAATACATTCAAAACCGTTACAGCCGAACTAACTGATACTAATACTGTTCTTTACACTGCACCTGCAGGTGTGACTGGTATTATCTTGATGGCGCATGTTGCAAACGTGACAACTGTTCCTGCGGACGTTACATTTTCTCACTATGATACTAGTTTAGCAAACGAAACTGAGCTTGTAAAGGGATTTAGCATTCCTGAGAATGATGCTGCAAGTGTTGTAACAGGTAAGCTAGTACTTGAGCAAGGTGACAGTGTGAAAGCATTCGCTTCTGCAAACACTTCGTTGAAAATAACGCTTAGCATCTTGGAGTCACTAAATGGCTAAGTTCGGACTTTTAAGTGGTAGAGTAAAAGTCAAAAGCGGTGCTGACTTAAGTGCAGATCGTAATGACTTTCTGGGGTTAGATAATGCGGAACCTAATTTAGGCTTACCCGCTTCTAATAATTCATTCGCTGCCTCTGATACTAACGGTACACGTAAGTTTATTGCACCAGGTACGGGTTTAACTGTATCTGGTGGTTCTGTTAATGTTGACGAAACTACGCTTGTAATTGATACGACTGGTTATCAAGTCACATCTAACACCAATCTTGCAGACGTTCTATCAGACCTAGATTACAATGTTTCTCTTAAGTTTGACGCCGCTGACTTTACTGGCTCAAACATACTCACACAACTTTTAACTGTTGATGGTTCAGGATCAACTCTTGATGCAGACTTGCTTGACGGTCAAGAAGGTTCTTACTACCTAGATTGGACTAACGTAACTAACAAGCCTGATCCACAAATCACTGTTGAATTGCTTGGTAAAGTTACTGGTATCGCTAACACTACACTAACTGATCTAGCTAGCGGTACAGTTTCAATCACTACTGAATTAGAAGACACTGGTGTAACTGCTAACACTTACGGTAGTGCTTCAGAAGTACCTCAATTCACTGTAGATAGTGATGGTCGTATTTCAAGCGTTACTAACGTAAGCGTAGCTGGCGTAGACGATGTAACATTTGACGCTAACACTGGTGTACTTACAGTATCTACAAGCGCTGGTACTTCATACAACGTTGATCTAAACGTAGGTATTGAAGACGATTTAACAGTAACTTCTTTAAACACTGATCACATAGACTTTACTACTACTAGCGCAAACGTTGCTCATCAAGAAGGTAGACTCTTCTATAGTGAAGAGTATAAAACGTTAACTTCTTATAACGATATATCAGATGTAGCTTTACAAATTGGTTTTGAAGAATGGGTACGTGTATATAACGGAACTGGATCTACGATCACTAACGGTACCCCTTGTAGGCCTGTAGGAATTCAAGGTGAGCACCAAAGTGTTGCTCCTGCAATCGCAACATCTGTAGGTGGCGCACGTGTACTTGGTGTTGCTACACACGATATACCTTCAGGTACTTACGGTATTCTAACAGTACGTGGTCTACTTTCTGGTATTGACACTTCTGGTTTGACTGCTGGGCAACCAGTATACTTGAATGAAACTGGCGGTCTACAAAACTCAGCACCAACATACCCATACTTCCCAACTCAAGTTGGTGGATGTATTGTTTCGGACGCAACTAACGGTTACATCTACGTTTCTATATCATATGATACGATATCACAACTTCGTGTAACTGGCAATTCTCACATGGACGGCAACTTAACCGTTGATGGAGACTTGGTTGTTAGTGGCACACAGTCTATTGTAGCGCAAAATAACTTAGCTATTTCAGACTCATTCATCTATCTAAATTCTGGTGATAACATCGGGCCTTCAGGTACTACGTTCACTGGTACTGGTCTAGATGATGCTTACTTCACTGGATATTACGAAGGTACAAGCACTACAACGTATTATGTACGTATTGATGGTGTTGGTACAGGTACAGGTGGTGTAGATACATTCGAGTGGTCTAAAGATAACTTTGCGACAACTGAAGCAACTGGTGTAGATATCACAGGTGACGATCAGCTACTAGATGATAACATTTCAGTGTTCTTCAACGCCACCACAGGTCACACATCTGGTGATGTTTGGAGCGGTACTGCTGTACCTCTTAATGTTGACACAGGCTGGTCTACTAACAGAAATACAGGTGCAACTGGACCTGGTTACACTCACATGGGTGTATTCTTTGATGTATCAGACGAAAAATTCAAGTTCTTTGATCAGTATGCACCTGAGCCTAGTGGAACAATAAACGTCAATGACGCTTCGTTTAATTTAGCTACTATTGTTGCAGGTACATTTGAAGGCGCTCTAACTGGTAACGTTACTGGCGATGTAAGCGGTAACGCTGGCACTGCTACTAAGCTATTAACAGCACGTACTATCTCATTGACTGGTGATGTATCTGGTAGCACGACTTTTGACGGTAGTGCAAATTCTTCTATCACAGTTAATATCACTGCTGATACTGATGAGATTGCAGAAGGTAACACTAATCTTTACTACACGACAACACGTGCTAATACTGATTTTGATACTAGACTTTCCACTAAGACTACAACAGACCTTACAGAAGGCACAAATCTATACTACACAGATACACGTGTTAAAACTGTATTGTCAACATCTGCTAGTGATGGTATTGCTTGGGACGGTATCACAGAAGCACTATATCTAACTGATACTGGTGTAACTGCTAATACATATGGTTCTGCTACTGATCCTTTAGAAGTACCAAACTTCACTGTAGATGAAAATGGTAGAATTACTGCCGCCGCAACACAGTCTATCACCAAAGCTACTATTGATGCTCTTTTAATTGATGCAAGCACTTTAGGCGCACAGAGTGGATCATTCTATCTAGACTACAACAACTTCACTAACACACCTACTATTGGTGCTGGTACAATAACTGTAGAAGGTGGCAACGGTCTTGCGAACAGTGGTTCATTCGGAGTAAACGATACTGGCGCAACTACGATCACTATTGATCACGGTGATACGTCTTCATTTGC